TTCACCTACATTAGACTGTAGTTTTGAAATAGACGTAGATGATGAACCTGCTCCTACTGCTACTAATACTCCTACGCCAACTCAGACACCAACTAATACACCTACTAATACACCAACTCAAACACCAACTCAAACACCGACTGGTACTGCTACTAGTACACCAACTCCAACTGAAACATCTACTCAAACTCCAACACCGACTAGTACTCCAACTAATACACCAACTAATACTCCAACAGGAACACCGACTGGTACACCGACTAATACCCCTACCGGTACACCAACTCAAACACCGACTAATACTTCTACCCCAACTAACACACCTACACCTACATTAGACTGTAGCTTTGATATTATAGTAACTGAAGAAGCAGCTCCAACAGCAACACCTACTCAGACACCTACTAGTACGCCAACTAATACTCCAACTAATACCCCTACAAAAACACCAACTAATACTCCTACTAATACCTCTACACCAACTAACACCCCGAGTAACACACCAACTAATACTCCGAGTAATACTCCAACTAACACTCCTACCCCAACTAATACTCCAAGTAATACGCCAACTGGAACACCAACTAATACTCCAACTAATACTCAAACTCCAACTGGTACTGCAACGAATACACCTACACCTACAAATACTCCGACTAATACACCATCTAACACTCCAACGAATACACCTACGCCTACAAATACTCCAACAAACACTCCTACTAATACTGTAACGCCTACGAATACTCCTACCAAGACACCAACTAATACTCCAACTAATACTCAAACTCCTACAAAAACACCAACTAATACTCCTACTAATACTCCTACTAATACACAAACTCCAACTAATACACCTACGAATACCGTAACTCCTACTAATACACAAACTCCAACTAATACACCAACACCTACGCCAACTCCATCGAGAGCTCAATACTCTATAGATGTATTTTCATCTAACGGACCTATAACTACTACATCAGGTGGAGATGCTGCTGGAGGCTTAGCTTGTGAAGCTATTGGAGACGGAAGTAAACAGAAAACTATAAAAATAGTTAAGTCTGTAGCTAACGGTGGAAGTAATGGATACCCAGAGATTGGAGATGATCTATACATCGGAACTACTAAACTATCTGGTGGAGGATATGTTAGTTATGTAGACACTTCAGGTACTTGTGGAGTTGGTCCTCAAAATACTTACTTTGGATATAGTGCTGCAGGTATTGTAAGTACAGGATTAACTTGTTGTACAGAAACAACACCTACTCCTACACCTACAAACACACAAACTCCTACACCAACAAACACTCCTACAAACACTCAAACACCTACACCTTCTCCATCTCAAACTTCTTGTGTTGAAGTTACACTAGGTGAAGGGTCTACTTACGGTATAGCATGTGATGACTATGTCGACGGCGGAGCAACATTCTACATAGACAGTACAGAGTTATCAACAGCAAATAATTTATATGATGCTGCTACTTGTTTAGTTGCTGACCATGCAACAGCTCAATACTACTCAGACGGTGAAATATGGAAATACTGGAACGGTAGTGAATTTACTACAGATGGAGATTGCGGTATATATGGATCTACTCCAGCATCACCGACACCTACTCCAACTCAAACACCTACTCCTACTAACGCAGCAGTTACTCTATATAACATGACTTTAGGAACAGATGCAAGCTCAGGTCAAGACGCTTGCGATGATATAAACTTTGATGGAGGGTCGAGCTTTAAAGTTACTACTGACGATGGGTTCGGCGGTGGACAACTTGTTGACGGTTCAACTGTAGTTTATAATTCTTCTGGAACATCTGTAATAGCTAACACATACGTATCAGATGGGTCAAGTGTAGGTCTTACTAACGGTAGCGGGGTATGGACTCAATCAGGAGGCTCTGGAGGGATCTGTGGCTTATAAAAAAATTAATTCGTAAATTATAATAATGTGGTTATATAAAGACAAAGAGATACACTCTATCGAGGATATGCCCGAAGGCACTTATGGTTTTATATACGAAGTGACTCATACTAAGAGTAAGCAGAAGTATATAGGTAAAAAAGTATTATACTTTGAAAGAAATAAGAGATTAGGAAAAAAAGCATTAGCAGCATTAAAAGAAGAGCGTGCTAAAAAAGGAATGAAGGGTAGAACACCACTTAAGCAAAAAGTGATAACCGAATCAGACTGGAAAGATTATTTTGGTTCTCACCTTAAAATAAAAGAACTTTTAAAACGAGATGGTCCTGATGCATTTACTAAAAAAATCTTGCAGTATGTATCTAATAAGAAACTGCTTACATATTTTGAGTGTAAGTACCTATTTATAAATGAAGTATTAGACTCTAGAAATAACTATATTAACGATAATATTCTAGGTAAATTTTATAGAAAAGACTTTGAATTATGATTAAACTAAAAGAAATAATCGGATACCCATCACTAAAGTACCACATAGACAATAAACTCTCTTTACATGAGCATGTCTACCGCTATAACTCAGATGCCTTTATACAACTGTTTAAAGAAGCTAGAGAAGCTTATAATAACGAAGAAATAGAACTTTCAGAAGAAGATCAAGAGTTATTAGAAACAACTGATATAGGAGAGTATGGAGAGTATAATGGTTTAAAAGTGCCTTTAGACTTACCGATGGTATCACCAAAGTATAACCCTCTGTTTGAAATCGGATGTATGATCGACGAGATGATCGAAGATGAAAATACAATCGATGAAGCTTCTTCGATAGACCAAATGATTAACTTTGAACAAGTTAAAGAATTAGTAGAGTCTATTGGGGGTAACATAAACATGGACAAATTTAGAAAAGCAGTTTCATTACAAAATGAATCTTTCGATTATAATGGTTTTGAAATGCTAAAAGCATCCGTAGATTACATACCGGAAGCAGAGTACAGAGGTAAAAAGGTTGCACTTAACAAACCTAAGAGAGGCGGAAGTAAAAAATTCTACGTCTACGTTAAGAGTAAAAAAGGAAACGTCAAAAAAGTTTCTTTTGGAGATACTGGTCTTTCAGTAAAATTAAAAAAGAGAGGAGCTAGAGCTTCTTTTGCTGCTAGACATAAATGCTCTACTAAAAAAGATAAAACGAAAGCAGGTTACTGGTCTTGTAATATCGGAAGATATTGGAAATCACTAGGAGGTAGCTCAAACTTCTCAGGATACTGGTAGAATAATATGGCTCATGAATATGGATATCACGATGGTGAAGTAATAGATTTACGTAAAAGCACAGAGCTTAATAGTAATTACTATACAGGTTCTTATGCTCCATCTAGTGGTAGTAATAAAAGGTTAAACTACTATAGTGTAAGACACCTATACTATTCAAACTACGATACCGGTTCAGGGTATGTCGACCATTCTGGTAGTTTTTATAACTACGAAGAAAGTTCCTTTGCACCTGGTACTAGAACTATGGATATTACATCCGGTAGTGGTCTAGTTATCTCTATACCAAGAAAGTTATTCGGCACTAAGATACAATCTAACTCATTGATAGTCTCTTCATCAAATAGTAGTTATAGGTTAACTGATGATGGAGAGGGAAATCTGTTAAGAGGATCATCACACGTTGGTAATGTAATATACTCTCATGGGCAAGTAATAATTACAGCAACTGGTTCTTTTGCTCATTATAGTTCAAGTTTCTTCGGGGACTTATCAGGATCAGCTGACCCAGCATTTGTATGCTTTAAATCAACTGTACCGGTTTATACTTACAACTATTCTTTAAAGGTTTCAGATTATGAATTTAATCATACTCAAAATCCTACAGCACAAAAAAATAATAGTATTCTCTACTATACTGGTAGTAGTAGCGATTCTTCTGGAAGTAGGTTTATAAGACCTTCTGGTCTATATGCAGATAATATTACAGGTTCTGAATTTCAGCCATACATTACTACAGTAGGTTTGTACAACGGCTCTAACGAACTTATAGCAGTCGGAAAACTTCCACAAGCATTACAGAAACCAAAAGATACTGAACTAACTATAAATTTAACTCTAGATATATAAACTAGAGAGTTATGCATTTTAAGGAAGCACTTATACAATCGAAAGATAATAAAAATATATTTTATCTTGCACCAATCCCCGTCTGGGTTGAAGTTTTTGATGACGATTCTCTTCACGATAGGGTCTACGATTTAGGAATGAAAAAATTAAATGACTCTCAAAAACAGATGGGTCAAGAGCTACCTAATCAGATAGATACAGAAAGGATTAATTCATATAAAGTAAACTATAAAAGAAGAGAAAACTGGATAGAACCTAATGAGTATAGCCCGATAGGTAGCAGATTTTTTACCCCTCCTAATAATTTTTTAGATATAGAGAATGAAGATGTAATTACTATACGTAATAGAATAAATAACAGTTATAAAAAATTACTATCCTATCTAGAAATTAAAAACAATCAATCACCAAAAATAACAGAGAGCTGGATGCAGTATTATGACCCTCATTCAGGTAGAGGACATAATGCTCATAATCACTGTAGATGGGAACCAGGAGAAGAAACACCCACAAGCTTTTCAGGCGGGTATTATATATCAGACGGACAACCTATATTAGACCATCCATACAGTGGAGTATTTTCTTTTCACATTAGAGGAGCAGCTCATTTTATAAGACCCAAAAAAGGTATGCTTATCATCTGGCCTTTTGATATAGTTCATTCAGTTAAACCTTTTTACGGTAAGTCTAACAGAGTAGTTATAAACTTCAATATAGAAGACTCAGAATCAAAACTTATCTAATGGACTATAAAGTAGTTTTTGTAAATTGGACTAAACCGTATTTCTACAAAAAAGATGCCGAAGGATATAATTTTGATAAATTAGCAATACTTAACTCAACAGAGTATGATATGGTAGACTATGAGCTACTAATACAGAAGGCAGCAATACATAATGCAAGAAAATTTCTTAAAGTGCCAATAAAGCTCTATACAGACGATATAGGCTATGAGTTTTATTTAAAGCATAACATGGTAGATTTATTTGATGAAGTTGATATAGATACATTAAATGAGTATAATAAGAATACAAATAATGCTGGTAAGTGGTGGACAAGCGGTAAATCAGTAGCAATAGGAAAAGAAGAACAACCGTTCCTATTTTTAGATAATGATTTTATAGTACAAAGCGAGTTACCTAAATGGGTATTTGATTATGATTTAGTACATACTCAATGGGAAATTCAAAGAGGGCATTTTTATGCTTCTAAAAAAATGATAGACCAGTACAACGTACCAATAAATAATTTTAATGAGTATATGATGATGCCTAACACATCTTTTGTTTTTATGAATAATAAAAAGCTTCAAAAACTATACTATGAAAACCACCTGAAGATAGTCCTTACAGATTATGAGTATATACCAGAATGGTTATGGTT